AGACCCATGTATTACAGAGGGTCTAGCGAAAGGGTGTATGAATTAATTTAATTATAATAATGTATTGACATTCACTAAAAAGTGTGTTACTATTATTATAACAATCAGCGAAAGTAGTATAAAAGTATTATACTTAGTTTCCAACTAAGAGAAGTCTGGGCAGTACAGGCCTTTCGCTCCAAAAAATAACTATAAAATTATAGTTATAAACAGAAGTAAGCAATTCGTATTGAGAGTTGTTTATAAAAACTAATGTATTGAATTAGGAGAAACAAATGACAAATACATATAAAATCCATCAATCTGATGGCCAAGAACTAAACCACCCAACACAATCAGACCTAGTTAGTAATCTAACTATTTTTAATGAAGAATATGATTCTAAAAGATTATCTGAAATAGAAAATTTTGAAGATAATTCTGATTATTCAAATTATCCAACGCTAGAAAAAGTGTTAGATAATTATGATGCAGAAAAGTATGGGGGTAAATCATTTACAGTTAGAGTTAAAGATATATATATCTTCAGTTCTAGTGACCTATTGGGTGGATATGATAGACCAGAAGCTTTAAGGTTTCCAAGCAATGATTCAAAATGTAGAGCAAATCTAAGAAAACCTTTTGGAGATCAAGAGCGTAGAGGATTTCGTGATGAAGACTTTGGAACTGTTAATGGATTTATTAGGGTAGAAATAGATAATAGTAAATTATTTGATGATTTACTGTCTACTACAAAATATATTTTTACTTTAGCAAAGAATATGGGAAATCATAGATTTTGGATGAAGAAAATAGCTGTAAAAGGTAAACCAACAGAATACTTAATGAAGATAATGTTTCACCCAGTTTCTACAATTGCTAATCCAATAGATTGGGTAAGAATTGAAGCTGATGGACACGCTTCAGATGCAGATGCTAGAATGTCACAAAATGAAGGACAGAAATTTGTAACTAATCTTGCATCTCAAGATAAAGATGCTGTTGAGTGTTATAACTTCCTAAAAGAAATGAAGTTAGAATATATACCAAACAAAGCTAGTAGAGGTGTCATGGCACTTGCTGGTGTTATTCCAAAAGGTGAAACTTGGATTAAAATCTCATCTATTCAAGGACTAAAAGATGGAATTGGAAATGGTTTGTTTAAAGAGTTTGGTGAAACTAATATTAGGTGGGCGATTAAGACACTTAAAGACGTATGTAAAATTACAGGCGAAAGTTCTTTTTCATATACATCTTTAAAAGTTTTAACTACAATGTATAAAAGTTTTACAGAAAGTCATGCTAAACCAGATCAAAAACAGTTTGGTTCGATTTTTACTCAAAAACAACTAGATACTTTCTTTCTGAAGTTTTATAAAGCTGCAGCTAATACTGATAATGATTTTGGTAGTGATACTGAAAAGTATGGTAAGTTATGTAACTTAACACAAACCAAAGATATGAAAGACATGGTTTACTTAGCTGCAGATGCTTACTGGCCAAAGATTGTTGGTTTCTATAAAACATCTGTGTCTAATGGTGATGGAGTATATGGGTTTTCATATAGACACCCATGTGTTGAATACTTTTTAGGACAAGCTGGTAAGATGAGTTACAAACAAGTTCTAAGCTTAGTAGCTTAAAATAATATTTTTGTAATAAGTAAAAGAGCGGTTGACAAGACCGCTCTTTTATGTTAATATGAATAAGGAATAACAAATATGGAAACGTACATAAGAAGATATGATGACGTAATACCAACAGAACTATGTGATAGCTTAATTAAAAAGTTTGAAGATAATCCTGATCAGTATGAGAAACATCAACAAGGTCAAATGTCCTTTACCCAAATTAATTTATTGAAACATAAAGATTGGGTAGAAGACTCTACTGCTGTTGCAAACGCACTTATGGGTCAAGTTACACAGTACAGAAAAGACTGTAATATAATTGGTAATATGTGGCCTGAAAAATTCAGTCTTGAACCACTACGAATGAAAAGATATCTACCAGATGGCACAGACCAATTTGGTGATCATGTCGATGTTAACAGTCACGAATCAGCAAGAAGATTTCTGGTATTCTTTTTATACCTAGATGATAATGAAAAGGGAAGTACATCATTTCCACAACATGACATTTCATCAGCTTGCAAAAAAGGTTCAGTTTTGATCTTTCCGCCAATGTGGCCCTGGCTTCATGCTGGTGAAAAACCAATAGACAAACCAAAATTCATTTTAGGAAGCTATTTGCTTTATGTCTAATGAGTTTGTAAAAATATATCATAATGCCGTATCAGATACTTTCTGTGACAAATTAATACAACAGTATGAAGATAATCCACAACAGTATTATCATCAAGATAGAAAGAATGAAGCTCGTAATTGGAAAATGTCTTTTAGTCAAATCCACTTACAGGAACACGGTATATGGAAAAATGATGTTGCACATCTGATGGACACATATAAGACGTATTTAAAACAATACAGAGAAGATTGTAATATCACAGATAATATGTGGCCTTTAAGTCATACATATGAGTCTATACGCATGAAACGATATTTACCTAACGATACGGATATGTTTGGTTCTCATGTTGATGTGACAGATTATAATACTGCAAGAAGATTTTTAGTTTTTTTCCTCTACCTAGATAATAACGAAGCAGGACAAACAACTTTTGAAAGAACAGGTTTTAGTTCATCTTGCAAAAAAGGTTCTTTACTCATGTTTCCGCCTTTTTGGACACATCCTCATGCTGGTGAAAAACCAATAAATAAACCAAAATTCATCGTAGGGAGCTATTTACGCTATGTCTAAACTTTTAAATTCCAAAGGTCAACCCATTAAGAAAAAGGTTGACCTATCACAGTTACCAACAACTGAACAAATACTAAAAGATCCAATTACTAAGAAATTTGTATTCTTAGAAAGTAAAGATCATCCAGACCAAACTTGTATTGGCCTCACTGATGAAACAGATTATCATGGTGTGGTATATAAGTACGGCCAAGTAACAATTCCTGATGAAACTCAATTAGAAGACAATCAACACTTGCGTTTAAAGTTTAAATATGATATACTAGATAATAATGGAATCCCTAAAGAGAAATTTGGAGATGCATTTTTTAAATTAATCGGTGATATACTTTACCATATCATCATAACTCAATCGGAGCAAAATAGTGAACACCCAGACAATAGAACGCACAACCCTGAGCAATCTAGTATCCAATGAGAATTATTGTAGAAAGGTACTACCATTTATCAAGGCTGATTATTTTGATGTAAAAGAAGAAAGAATTGTATTTGAAGAAATACACAACTTTGTTGATAAGTATAGTAAAGTTCCAACTAAGATTTCCTTGGAGATTGAGGTTGAAAGTCGAAAAGACTTAACTGAAATAGAACATTCCAAAATTGTAGAAATCATTAAGACATTAGATAGTACTGATGTGGATTTTGATTGGTTAGTAGATACTACTGAAAAGTTCTGTAAAGATAAAGCAATCTACAATGCAGTAGTTGAAGGCATTTCTATTATTGATGGTAGAGACAAGAAAAGAGCTCCTGATGCAATTCCCGATATATTGCGAGATGCATTGGCTGTTTCTTTTGACAATGCTGTTGGTCACGATTATCTTGCAGATTCAGATACTAGATTCGAATACTATCACAGAATCGAAGAACGTGTGCCTTTTGATCTAGAGTTCTTCAACAAGATCACTAATGGTGGATTACCAAACAAAACTTTGAATATCGCACTTGCTGGTACAGGTGTTGGTAAATCTTTGTTCATGTGTCATATGGCTGCAAGTTCATTATCAGAGGGTAAAAACGTACTCTACATCACCTTAGAGATGGCTGAGGAACGTATTGCAGAACGTATTGATGCAAACCTAATGAATATTACTATGGACGATTTGCATGAATTACCAAAGAAGATGTTTGATGATAAGATTGCAAAAATCACAAAGAAAACATCTGGTTCTCTTATAGTCAAAGAATATCCTACTGCATCTGCTCACTCTGCACATTTTCGTGGATTGATTAAAGAACTTGCAATCAAGAAGTCTTTTAAACCAGATATCATTTTTATTGATTATTTAAACATCTGTGCTTCAAGTCGTTTCAAAGGAGTTCAGAACGCTAACTCTTACACAATAGTTAAGTCTATTGCAGAAGAACTTAGA